GCCGCTAAACTCGAGGGACTGCGCGTTGGCTCCTGGCTCAGGACTAGCCCATGCGTAGCCGCAGCCCACCACCAGCTTGGTGCCTTCCTCGAGCTGGAAGCCTGATACCCATGGCTGCGGTATCGCAGTCATATGCCGCCCCCATTCCAGGTCGGCGCTGCCGCGATAGTGCGACAGCATGACATTCGCCATGCCTAGCATCGGTGGTTCCTCGACGTTGACCGACACGCCACCGATGGCGTTGACGATGTCCATCGGTATCTCGTTCCAGAATCGCCCGCCGTTCTTGGTCGGGACCTTGATGCTGTGCAGTTGCATTTCACCGCTGCGCACGCCGCCGCTGGTCGTGCCCACCGTGCGCCAATACTCCTGCCAGTAGACCAAGTCATCAGCGGGTGCGCTGGCTAGCGTCTCGCCACCGTCTACCTGCTGCGCGTATTGGTGCTCGGATGCTTTGCCTAGCCGCAGCAGTAGATACTGCTCGCGCTGCTCGGTCTCCGATCCGATTAGGTCACCATCCTTCGGCACATCGTAGGTTTGGCGGATGGCAATCGTCGTGGGGATCTTGCGCCCGCCGTAGTCCGTGCAGTGCCAATAGACGATGTCCTCGGCCTTGAACATGCACAGGTATGGTGGCTGTGTCGCATCGTCGCCACGCTCGACTAGCAAGCCATAACGGCCCACGCTGACGATGTCGCGCAACTGCTGCATCACGATGGCGTCCAGCCCTTCGTAGTTTGGCCCTGCGTCGTTCTGCAAATCTTGGAGCTGCGCGTCTGGCACGCCTTCGATGCTGGCCGGTCTGCGCATGACGGCACCGACCAGGCCCGACTGCGTGCGCGATGCTGCCCCGTAGAACGACGCCCGCAGCAGGTAGTTGTTGTATGACTCCATCGCGTAGATGTCGCCGCTTTCGCGCTGGCTGGTCAGCATTGGCAGATACATCTGGCGCTCGCTTTTGATGCGGTCTTCGCCTTGGATGCAGTCGCGCACCTTGCGCCATTGCGGCGCGGTCGCCGTGTATTCGGTGTGTGTGATGGTCATAGTCGAAAAGCCACGGTGGTTGCCGCGTTGCGGTCTACGGGGAACAGGTAGGAAATGGGATAGCCAAACGCATCAAGCAGGTGCCCCATATCCTTTTGCACTTGCTTGTTCTTGTCGGTGTGCGTGTAGCCCAACAAGTAGGCGCGCATTTTACGGCATTGGGGGCTAATGGTCACGCGCCCATGACGCAGGGCACCGTTGACTGCGTTGATGCGGTCCACTATCTGCGGGTTGGCGCGGCGGGCGCAGATCGTAAACCCTGCCTCGCGCAGGTATCCGAACGCGCTCTTGCCGCCGGCACCAGCGTGCTGCCGGTTCTGCCCGCTGGCGTCAGGGTAGATGCGGCGCACGGTCGGGTATGTCTGCTTGATGAACTGCGCCGCCTGCTCTGCGTCACAGTTGGGCAGCTCGTGCTCACCAATGACATGCAGACGCGACTGCGTGCGCCAGAACACGACGAAGGCGAACGGGTTGACATTGAAATCCATGCCCACGCACACCTCGGCGTCGGCTGGTTTGTCCACATCCACGCTATGCACTTCGGGGTCATAGCTATGGAATACGCGGCCTGTGGACAGGTTCACAAACTTGCCATAGACGTAGGCTTCGGCTGCGGCCTCGTCATACGTGTTGACCAGGCGGGCCACGTAGTCATGCGGCAGCGCCTTGTTGGCCGTGCTCGCAGACTGCACTAGGCCCAGGTCATGCTTGGCGCGCATGTCGCCCTGAAACAGATCGTAGCCCCACCCGACGACGCCTTCGGGCGTGCCGGTGATGTCGATTTCGCGGTGCCGCGCCTGTGGATGACGCACGCGGGCAAGCACCTGTTCGAACATTGCCAGCGGTTGGATAAATGGCTCGTCGATCCCTGCCGCTGCCACGTTGCTGCCTTTGAGGCGCTCCGGTCGTTCGCCGGACATGCAGAGGATGGTGGCTTGTCGCTGGCCAAGGCGGATATCAAAGCGGTATGGCTGCGAGCGGTACAGGTGATAGCTCAGGTCTGGCTCGTTGCGGCACTTGCCGTCTAGCAGCTCGTCAATGGTCTGCACGATCGTGGTCAGCGCGAACGGGTAGGACGGGCTGACGGTGATGACGGGCACAGGCGCATTGCGCAGCGCCAGCCAGATCATGCGCTTGCCTAGTGCCAACGTCTTGCCGCCGCCGTAGCCAGTGACCAGGCCACGGATGAAGTTGGGCAGGTTCCACCATTGGCGCTGATGTTCGAACATGCCGCCGCGTGCGATGCTGCCATCGCCAGCAAGCTGCGGGTCATCAACCCGCCAGAACGGTGCAACGACTGTGCTAGTCAAAGCGCGGGTCCGGCTCCACATCCTCGATGGTCATGGTCACTTCACGCTTAGCCCATCGGTCAGGCCAACGCCGCTCGAGCATCCACGCGGCGGCGGTCCATTGTTTCTCGGTGTGGCGCAGGATCTTGCCCATGAATCCGGCCTCGGCTTGCGCCTCTGCTTTTTCTAAGGCCGTTGCAAAGTCCTGATGGCGTGCCCTGTGCGCCCTCATTGTCGCCGGGTTGACTCCGTGGATCTGTGCAGCACGATCAGGCCACACGCCTAGCGCCACGGTCTTGACGATGGACGCAATAGCGTCTGCCGTCATTGCTGACCGTGGCCTGCCCACTGCCTTTTTGGCCTTGCGCTTACTCGCCACGCACCGCCTGCTTGCCTGTCAGTTTCTCCCACCGCTGAACGATCACATCGCAGTAGGCCGGGCTAATCTCGATGCCGTAGCACTTCCGGCCCGTCTGTTCGGCTGCAATGAGCGTAGTGCCCGACCCGAGAAACGGCTCGATGACGAGTGATGCGGGCGGGGATGAACTCAGGAATGCCCTGGCGATCATAGCCACGGGCTTGGGGGTGGCGTGACCGTGGCGGTCCTCTCCAGTCACACGCGGGAAGTCCCAAACGTCCGTCATGTTGTCGTGCGTGTTGTCAAAGTAGGCGCGGGTCGCATAGAACTCCCGCTTGAATGCGTCGTGCTCTCGCTTGAGTTCGTCGTGCTCTCGCTTGAGTTCGTCGTGCTCCCGCTTGAATGCGTCGCCTTTGGCTTGTACTTGCCACGCCTTGTATGTGTCCGCTGTTGGCATCATCCACTGGAAGCGATCGAACCAATGGCACCCACCCGTTTCTGAGTGTCCAGCCAGCTTCTTGAACTTTGCAATTGACCACCCGACCTTCTCGCGCTCCGCCCGTAGATACTCCCGCATCGAATCCCACCCTTCCCAGTAGTTGTCGGCGTTGTTGTTGAATCCCTGCTCGCCCAGCATGAAGAACAGGCACCGCTCCTCAGGGAAGTAGCAACGCTGCGCCTCGGTTCCTACGCCAAAGCCTCCCCCGCCCTTATCCCAGACGATCTCGTTCCGAATGGTCAACCGCTCCGAGTCGGCCAAGCCGCCAACATACCAAAGCCTCCAAAGGTCGGGCGCGTTGCCCCAGACGTAGGCGCTCGCATTGTCGGCAAGATGAGGCCGGAAGGTTCGCCACCAGTCCATCTGGAATCGGTCGAGCTTCTCGCGGTATAGGTTGTCGTTCTGTACGCCCTCGGATTCCTTGCCCATGCCATAGGGCGGGTCAGCGTGCAACAGAACCGCAGTGGCCCCGTCCATGAGCCGCGCAACATCGTCGGCGTTCGTCGAGTCGCCGCAGAGCAACCGATGGTCTCCCAGCAGAATCAGGTCGCCCGGCTTCGTGACCGGGTCGGCGGGCACCTCTGGCACCTCGTCCTCCACCACTTCAGGCTGCGACGGGTCCAGGCCCTCGAGCAGCTCGCGCATGTCATCCTCGTCGAATGCCAGCGCCTCACGGTCTGCGGGTTCCATGCCGTCTAGCAGGCTGGCCAGCGTGTCATCATCCCACTCAGCAAGCTCGGCTGTGCGGTTGTCGGCAATGGCAAACTGGCTAGCGGTGGCGTTGTCATCGTCTAGCACGACTGCCGCCACCTGCGACCAGCCCAGCGACTTGGCAGCCTCGACGGTGCCGTTGCCGGCACGCACTACCATGCCTTCCTGCTGCACCACCACCGGTTTGCGTTGTCCAAACTTGGCAAGGCTGGCGGCGATGGCGTCGATGTTGCGCTTGTCGTGCTTGCGAGCGTTGGCCGGGTCTGCGTGCAGCTTGCCCAGTGCGATGCGCATACCTTGCAGCGGTTTGGCGATCTGGTCTTTGCTGGTCACTGGGTAGCCCCCAACGTGATGCGCTCGAGACTGGCCTGCATTGCGACGGATTCGCGCAGCCTGTGCTCAGTATCGCGCACGCCGTAGATGATGGTGCTGTGATGCCGGGCCAGCAGTGCGCCGATGCTTTGCAGGGTCCATCCTTGCTCGCGGTGCAGGATATACATCAGCAGTTTGCGAGGTGTGCTGACTGCGTGCTTGCGGGTGCTGCCGCGCAGATCATCGGCCAAAATGCCAAACTCGTGGCACACGCTGGCAATGATCGGA